ACCTGTGCCAAGACCCACTACAATAGATATATTAAATCTATCTTTCCATTCTGTAGGTTTTACAGGAACATAAACATTATTTATCATGACAACTCTTTCTCTGTCTTGATATTTAACCATAAGTTCAAATATTTTTTTAAATAAATCTTTAACACCTGTTTCAGCAAATATTCTTGCAATCAATTCTGAACGCATTTGTGTTTGCGTCATCAAAGTATTTACACCAGTTGCTGTTTTTGAATTTAATGTATCTGCATCTAAACCTTGTGCAGACTTTGTAATACCAGTTCTAGCTTCTCTAACTGTATCTAAATAAGATAATAATGGAAATGCTTGATTAGATATTGGTTGAGCTTGTAAAGGTTGCATTACTTGGTTTGGTGGTTGTTTAGTTCTAACAACTCCACCAGGTCTAGTTGTTAAAAGATCATCCATGTTCACCATACCATCCATAACTGCAACTCTATTATTGTTAGTTAAATACATATTGTCTAACAACTGACGCATTACAGTTGATTTCATTAATTGAATATCTTCTACTAATTCAGAAACTGATCTACCATAAAATCTATGTGGCATTGGTATAGGTGTTACAGTTACAAAAGGAATATTATCACATGGCATATTTTCTAAAACAATAGAACCATCATCTCCTGCTGAAACTATTTTACGAAGTTCTGCAATACCATCTTCATCATAATCATATTTGACATACGATTCATAAATTAAAACTTTTGTGTTTTGTCCTTGTGTATAATTATCTACAGGATATTCATCTACATTTCTTTGCCTGACCATATCTTCAGTATTATAAATATCATCACTTGAAGCTGGAAGATTTTTTACTTCTTCTTCATCATAACCCATAGCCACTAAATCTGATCTTGACATTAAAACTTTATGAGAAACAAAATCTGCATCTTGAATTGTTTTAGCATTACGATCAATTAAAAATTCTTCAGGGGGTACACTTTCAATTTTTATTTTTCCATGTTTTTTTGTTCTTTTAATTTTACAATTATACAAAGTAAAATTTGGAGCTTGTGTTTCAGGAAAATCTAAACCTTGTTCTCTGTATTGTTCAAAAATTTTATCAAATTCTTTTTTAGCTGTTTCATCTTCAAATTCTTCTTCAGCAATAATTTCTATTTCATCTTTAGTGTCAGACAAAGCATCTTTATCATCTTTAGATAAATTTTCATAAGTTTCAAATTCAACAGTTTCTGATTCATCCCAATAAACTTTTAAGAAACCATTTTTTTCAATTAATGCGTCTTTAAAAAAATTATATAATAATTGGAAGCCATCATTGTCTTTGTAAAAAACATGATTTAAATATGCAGTTGCTTGTTCAGCTAAAGGTACATCTTCAGCAGTTACAGGTTCACACTTAACTACTTTATCAGATGCTGTAAATATTCTTAATAAGTTTGGTAAGATACTTTCAATCGTATCAGATACATCAGTTGATACCACTTGTGAACGACCATCTATTTCTGTTCCAAGTTTATCGCCTAAATAATATTCAATAGATTTTTTTCTAGCTTCAGAAAGATTACCACCTAAATATCCTAAAGCAGTTTCAATGTGATTACTTAAAAGTGTTTTTAATTTTAAATCTAATTCAGCCATGTTAAATTATGTAACTTGTATTAACTTCAATCTGTTTTTTCCAATCTGTCATTCTACCACCCACAAAAGTACAACCATACCTAAAAGCATCTGCTGGATGACTTGCAAAATTATGTATGGGTCTGTTTTTAAAACATTGGTTTTTATCATCCCATTTTTTTTGGTAAGCCTTCAATGCTTCTACTCCTTGATATGTTTTCTCTTTATCAAAATAACATTTTGGCAAATTTTTTCTAACTGCCTCAATACCATCTTCAATAGAAAGTTTAGGAGCTATATCAAAAGATATACCCAATTCCAGAGCAGATTCCAGTCTTGATTTTCCAAAAGCTCCTAGTTCCCTAACTTTTATATCATGTGGAGCTATATGTCTATCATATTTATAAGGTTTGGAGTCTAGCAGGTCAGCATAGAAATCTAATCCCTCACCAGATGATTCTTCATAATCAATCACTCTAATTTCATCTTTATGCTTTTGAACAAACCAAATTGCTGTAGAATCTTTAAGACCTAGATCCCACCATGTTTCTACTTCTAAATTTTCATCATAAGGCACATCTGTAATTTTATTATCTTTTTCTAATTGTTCTATAATAGCACCATAATATGATCCTGTAATTGCAGCTTGAAATGAACATTCAAACTCTTGGTCATATAAATCTTCTGACATCATTTCTTTGGCAGAGTCTAATTCATCTTGATCTAGTATCTTTGTTTCAGATGCCTTAAACACCCCTGTCCACCAATCCTTTTGCTCTTGTGCATCTTTGTGTAATTTGTAAAAATAATTTTGTCCTTTGGGTGTGCCAATGAAAATGCACCATCCTTTTCGGTCAGCCAAAGCAGGTCTGATAATCTCTGGAAATATTGTTGGGGATATGCTTTGTGTTTCATCCATGACACAACCATCTAAAAATATACCTCTCAATGCCTGATCATTCTCTGCACCTAAAATTGTAATCCTTGCACCATTAGGAAAATCACATCTCAATTCTGATTCATTGAATTTTACAAAAGGTATATTCTTGCCGAAATTTTTTATGTAATCCCATGCAGTAGATTTACCTTGTTTGAATGTTGGCGAAATAAAGGCATATCTTGGATTTGGTTTTGTGTTGGTCAAAGCATCTCTGATCATGTGATTGATACACATTACAGTCTTGCCAGACCTCCTATGTGCAACAATTACATTAAATCGCTGCTTAAGCATTTGTTGGTGCAAAAATTTTTGTAATTTTCTTGGTGTGTATGGAATTGTGATTTCTGCCATATTTAAATAAAACCCCCTTAATGAATAGTTTTATTCATAGTATATTGCAATGGTTTTATTCCTAGTTGTTCTATCATGAAATCGCTGAAGTCATGTGCTTCTAATGTATCTTGAAAGCCATCAAAATGTATTATTACAGAATTAGTTGCTTCTGAAATTACAACTATCGCTTTTATCTTGGATTTATCTGTTTCAAACATAATCGGCTCTCCTTGTTTAGATATATATACCTCCTATCGTTATTAACGCAACGCAAAAATGCGTAGAAGGGAACACCCTTTTTAAAACCCCCCATAAAAATTATTACAATTTATGCGTATTAGTTATAATCTTTTCTTATCAGAACAAAGTAATAAGCGAATAAATTAAATTATACTAACGCAACAAGCGAACAGAGGCACAACTGACAAAAAAAAATCGCTTATATAGTGTCAGGGCAACTTTTTGTAAAAATGTTCAAAGATAGTAGGTCTATCAATCAGATAGATATTGATTTTATTGATTTATTTATCTGACCACTTCACAACAAGAGGTTGATTGTCATGGTTAGCAAGTTCTAATTTCTTCACATTGTCGTTGTATTTTGGCAACAATTTGGATGCTTTCCATTTAGTTAATGCAACAGCTTCTTTAATTAAATGACTTGTTGCAAGGTCGCCTTTGCCATTTGCTTTAAAATCTTCTATTGCTTTCTTCAATTCTGTTGCACTTTCAGATAATAAGTAATCAACTCCATCTTGTTTGGCTAATTCATATTGTTCTCTAACTTTTGGTTTTTTGTGCATTAATTGACGAAAACCTTCCCAAGATAGATTTAAATCTTTTAATATGTTTTTAATGCCATTTCCAAGAGCTAATTGACAATAAATTTTATTTAAAACTTCATTTGTAAATTTAATATTATTCATGTTATTTATCTATTGACAAGCTATTGACAATAATATAATTGTTTGTTATGTATTACATATACATAATAAAACAACAAAAAGAAAGGTAAATAAAATGATAAATACAAATATAGTTAAAAAATGGAACTATGGAAACTATTCAAGTAATAACTATGGTTCTCACTCTTTAGCATTTTCGGATAATTTCGGAAATGATTATTACTTCAGTTATGATACTTTAATTGCTTTTAGAGGTGATGAAGGTCTAGTAATTCAAAAAAATTACTGGGGAACTACAACTGGTAAGCATTTGAATTGGATTTGCTCAGATAAAAAAATCAGAGTTAATTCAGAAGTTTTTCAAGCTAAATTAGATGCTTTGAGAAGTAAATATAATGCTATTGACAAATCAATTTAAATATTCTATCTTGTCAATAACTAACAGAAAGGATAACAAATGAAACATAGCACATATATACAAAAATTAGTAGTTGGTGATTTAATTCATGGAATTGAAGAAAAAACAATTTACAAAGTTATTACACCTAGAAGAATAGATATTAATCATAAAACTAATAAAAGAAAACTGGTTAATGATGAAGAAATTCATAACTGGCATTTTGTAAATACTACTTTTGATAAGTTGCCAAAACAATTAACAAAAGATGCTATTGAAATTGACAAAGTTACAATTACAAATAGTCAATATAATTGGATTTGTGGGGGTCAAATTTTAATAGGTGAGCATTTTTTTAAATAAAAAGAAAGGGGAAAATATGAAATTTAAAATAGTTGATTGGATGAATAATAGGATGTTTCCTGATAAAGTATTTAATACTTTTGAAGATGGATGGGAATTTATCTACGAAAAAATACATAATGAAGAAGACCATCAAGAATATTACGTTGTAGATGAAAAACAAAAAGATAGGGGGGAATTATGAAAGATATATTTTATAAAATATTATTTGTTGCTGTAACGTCTTTGATGCTTTCAGGCGTTGGATTGTTCGCATTACATACAATGGTAGTTAGGGGGTTAATATGAAATATAAAGATCAATACAATGATTGGCTAGATGAACTTCAACCATTAACAGGAATAGCTTGTAATTCTTTTTCTGTTTTATTGGAAGCAGGAGACCCTATCGCTTATAATTGTGGCTATGATGATTATTTAGATGCAAACGATTTAAATGAAGATGAAGAAGATGAAGAAAGTGAGGAATAATGAAAACTTATGTAATAGACTTTGTTGAAGAAGTTACATCACAAGTAAAAATAAAAGCTAAAAACTTAGAAGAAGCTAAAGAAATAGTGAATAGTGGTGATTTTAGTGGTGATGAAGTAACAGACAGAGATCACTTTCAAATTACTAATGCTTATGAAGAATAATTTATGACCGATAGAACAAAATGGCATATAGATTTCTTAGATGCTCAAAACAAAGATAGAAAGTATCAGGAAAAAAAAGAAGCAAGAGAACAATTAAAAGAATTATTAAAAAAACATAATAAAAAACTTTTAATTGATATAATAAACAAAGAAAGAGAGGACAAATGAAGAAAAAAAGAAAGACAAAAGAAGAAAAAGAGTACGATAAATTAATTGATAGCTGTTTTAGTGATTTAGGAAAATATGCTGATAAACATTTTTCTAATGAAACAGCAATTCCTTTTCGTATTCAAATTTATACAGCTATCTGTGAATTATTTAATAGAGGCTACTGTATTCACTCAATAAAAGAAATTATTAGTGAAGAAACTAAGTTAGCTAAAGGAAACGCTATTGAAAGAATACAAGGAACAAAACATTAAATGATTGAGGCAATAATAATTATTGAGATAGTTTTAATTGTTATTGCCTTAATACAACAATGATTATTTTTGGACAACCTATTAAGAATACAAAGATTAGAATAATTCTAATCTTAATAATACTATTGACAAGTCTTGCAATAGGAATGATAATATTGTAATGCAAATGAATGAAAGAAAGGATCAAAGGTTATTTAGAATACAAATTAGATTTAGAATTATGTGGGGTAAATACTTTTGAGAAAGACCATGAGATTAGAAAAAGATATGAAAGGTATCTCAAAGATAGACAGCAAGATATTAAAACTAATTCCAAAAACAATAATAACAAGAAATGACGCTAAAATAATATCAAGAACACTTTGGAATATAAAGAAAGGAAGACAACATGAAGATAAAAAACAATAAACCTATAAAGTTTAGAGCTTTTTCTAAAAGGTTTGTCATAGATGTATTTGAAGATAACTTACATCTTAATCATTTAATCTATTGGGATAAACCTGTTAAGGAATTTCTTAAAAGCTATGACGTTGAGATTAGACAGCTTGAAGATGATGAAATAGTTACAAGAATGTGAGGAGGATTAGGGGGTAGAAAGAAAG